TATACACATGTTATTTATAGAAGTCCAATAGATTTAGCAAAAGAAATACGTAATGAAATTTATTTAGATTTGGATTTACCTGATGCAACAAATCCACAACCAACACCTTTATCAGAAAAAATGGATACTATCTTAGGATTATCTCCAACATCTGATATTGATCCTCAATATACATTACTTGAACAACATTGTTACTTAGATATAAATGATCCAGAAAGTGAAGAAGGAGAATCTCTTCCTTATATTGTAACAGTTGAAGAACAATCACAACAAATTTTAGGTATACGAAGAAATTATAAACCAGACGATCCAACAAAAGAAAAGAAAATACATTTTGTTCATTATCGTTTTGTACCAGGATTTAGTTTCTATGGTTTAGGTTTAATGCATTTCTTAGGTAATATTACAATGACTGCAACTGCTGCTATGCGTAGTTTAGTAGATGCAGGACAGTTTGCGAATCTTCCAGGTGGCTTTAAAGCTAAAGGAGTTCGCATGGTCGGTGACAACGAACCAATAGCTCCAGGAGAATTTAAGGAAGTTGAAGCACTTGGTATTGACCTTTCAAAGGCAATTGTACCTCTCCCTTACAAAGAGCCTTCCCAAACGCTCTTCCAAATGCTCGGCTTTATGACAACTGCTGGACAAAAATTTGCAGATAGTACAGAACAAATTGTTTCTGATGCTACAAATTATGGTCCTGTTGGCACAACAATGGCTCTTCTCGAAGCTTCTAGTAAATTCTTTTCTGCTATTCATAAAAGATTACACAAGTCGCAACGAGAAGAGTTTAAAGTATTAGCTGAAATAGATTTTGATTACTTACCAGATGAATATCCTTATGATGTTCCAATGGCAGAAAGAAATATATTTAAAGCAGACTTTGATGGTAAAGTAGATATTATTCCTGTAAGTGATCCAAATATTCCCTCTAATGCTCACAGATTAATGTTAGCTCAAATGACATTACAAATGGCACAACAATCACCACCAGGAATGTTTAATTTAGAAGCTTTAAATAGAACAATATTAAATGCTGTTAATATGCCAAATACAGAAGAAATACTTCCACCAAAACCAGAAGCACAACCTTTAGATCCTGTATCAGATATTATGGCTGCTTCTAAAGGTATACCAATTGCAGCATTTCCAGGTCAAGATCATGATTCCCATATTCAAGTAAAGATGGCATATTTACAAGATCCACAAAATGGTGCAAATCCTATTATGGCAAGATTACAACCTATTTTAAATGCAAACATACAAGAACATTCTGTTATGAAATATCAAGAACAAATTAATGGAATGACACAACAAAAATTACAACAAAATGTTTCTCCACAAAATGCTCAGAATCCTCAAGTTATTCAAGGAGCTATGGCAGAAGCAGCTCAAGAAGTTCTCAATGCAAATATGGCTATGGGTAAACAATTAAATCCTGAACAACAAATGGTTGAGTTAGAACAAAAACGTGTTGAACTTGAAATGCAAAAATTACAATTACAAAGTGCAAAAGATAATGCACAAGCAACATTAGATGCTCAAGAAATGGAATTAAAACAAAGTGAGCTTATATTAAAAGCTGCTGAAAATCAACAAAGTCAAGCTCTTAAAGAACAAAAAGCAGAAGCTGATAGATTAAGTAAACAACAAATGAAAGCTTTAGATCATTTATCTAAACTTACTTCCGAAGAAAATCGTATTGATCTTGAAGAAAGTAAAGAAATTAATAAAGCAAATATTGAAGCAAATAAAATAGAAAGTCAGGAAAAAATGAAAGCACTTGATATTTTAGCTGATATAACAAAAGAAGAAGAGAAACCAAAGAAAGGAGGGAAAGATGCCTAAATATAGAGGAGTACATTATCCTGTAGATCATAAAGGAATCACTAAAGGGAAACCTACACATGTTGTAGATAAAGATAAAACTTTTGGAGATCCTATTGCAAAAGAAGCTACTGGTATGGATAAAAGAAATTGTTTACGCAAAGATCCTGATTATTCAATAAATTATTAAAATAAAGTTTTAACTAGGGATATTTATAACTTATTGACTGCCCTAGCAGACAAGCCAAGACAATAAGTTACTTTTCTTAAAGGAGGAAAAACATGGCAACAACAACATTTAAAGGTGCAGTTCGTTCTGAAAATGGTTTTAAAAGTGTAACAATAAATAGTAGTACTGGTGTAGTTACTGAAGAAGCAGTTTATGATACTAGACCTAATTTTCGTCAAACTGTAGATAACTCTACTTTCAATACTGGAGGAGCTGTTACAGATACATTAACTAGAGCAGAATCTGGAACTCTTTTTACAATAGATGGAACTGGTGATATTGTAGTTAATATGCCAGCACTTAGTACAGCTAATGTAGGAACAACATATGAATTTATAGTAACTACTGCAGTTGGTGGTAGTAAAACAGTTACTTTTGTTTTACCAGGTTCAGGAGTTTCTAATTGGTATGGTGCATTATCACTTATGGGTGGTACTGCAGCTAATCCTGCTACTGATATTGCAGGTGATACTTTAACTTTACCTAACTCAACAATTGTTAATTCAAGAGTTAAACTTACTTGTGTAACTGATGATGGTACTAATTCTACATGGAAAGCAGAAGCATTATCTTCACCAATCGCAACTATTGCATAATAATTAATAACTTATATTGGGTAGTATATTAGTACTACCCAATATTACTTTAAGAAAGGAAAAATAATATGTGGACTAAACCAAAAATAAAAGAAATATCTATTGGATTAGAGATTAACTGTTATGCTTGTGCAGAACTCTAATACATGGAAATTATAGATGAAGTATTTCAAGCATATGATGTAGAAATTAAAAATCTTAAAGATATGCTTGGACAAGGTAATGTAGATGATTATCAACATTATCGACAAATAGTAGGATCTATTCATGGTATTGAATGGTCTAAAGAAAAATTAAGAGATATTATAAATAAAATTAATACAATAAACGAAGAGGACTAAGATGCAACAAGTACATATGGGCAAAGGTATAAAAAATGATATGTGGGTTTCTAAAGGTGAAACTCCAGATCCTGAAGTTCTTCCAGAATTACC